GGATTATTTCGGAATGAATTTCGGAATTACTATTGCAAAAGGGAGCCAATCAAGGCTCCCTAATTTTTATGCCGCATCCAAGTACTGTGCGCTTACATAACGCGTGCCAGTGTATGCCTGATACTTACCCCATCCGTTAGAGATAGTGACGTTGTACAGTGTATAACCGTCGCTAAGCGTGCCAGTAATGCGATAGTTAGTACCTGGGCCAGTGCGTACATTAAGGCGCGTGTTGACGGTTACGCGATAATCACCAGCACCACTAGAGCTAGACACGGACGAGCCGCTAACACTACCGCCGCGAGTAAGGTAGTCATTTGCACTCACACCGCCTGTTGGTTTACCAACTGCGACGTAACGAACATTACCGCTATAGGCAGTATAGCGACCCCATACATAGCCGTCCTGGATGATGTACCAGTCATCGAGCGTAACCTTACCTCCGCGATGGTACGAACCAACCACGCCCGCGCTAGTGCTAGGTGCGGTACGAATATTAAGCGTGGAGGCCATGCAAGTATAAGTGCCACCAAAGCCAGTACCACTATGGCCGCTAGTAGATGGTGCTACATAGTCGCTATCACTATCAACAACCGTACCACCGTTACCTACTTCGCCTGTTTGCATGTAAGCGGCAACATCGCCCTTAAACTGGTTCCAACTGTGCCCATAGGAATTAAAGTAGCTCAGCGGGTCGGTGTGATCAGAGCCGCCCCAGCGATGGGTTGCGTCATTGTGACTGATCATACGATCAACGCCCCAACCACGGGAATTAAGATAATCTCCAGCCCACTTTACTGCCTCGTCCCACTGTGCGTTAAAGTCATCCTGATTGGTGGCATGGCAAAGTTCAATACCAACCGTATAGGCATTGCCGTTACCAACATGCCAGCACTTACGGTTATCCGGTACGGTGTGGTACACGGGATCACCGTCGACATCCATAACATAATGCACAGCATAGGCCGGACTATTAGACCAGTAGTTAACGTGGTTAGCCGCACTTGCGCCGGGGTTTGCAGTCTCATGGATAACCAGATAGGACGCGTTAAGCGGTCCATGACCGTTGGTCACGATGTTTTCGTACTGGGTGTACGCATAGGCGCTACATGGCGTTGACAATACCAGCACACACGTTGCCGTGGCGATAAAGAACACTGCGTAAGTTTTGGCCTTAGTCACCAGCTTGTTTGCCATTGGTATCACCACCCTTAGCGCCAGCGGTAGAAACGCCGATAATAGCGCCGATAAAGGTGCCGATTAGCGCAATGATGCCACTAATGTTAGACATTTCAGCAATGCCAATGATTTGACCAATGCCTACGCATAAAGCGGCTAAGGCTGGACATACGATCAGGCCGATCCACTTTAGGACGTCATAAGCCTTATTGGGCAGTAGCCAATCCGGTACGCTATTTTTGTCGTCGCTCATCCTTACCTCCTTACATTCCGATCGATCGAACTAACGCAAGGACAACTAAGGCTATGAGTCCAGTGCCAAGAGCACCACCGAACGCGCTCAGTACGTAATCTTTGATGCGTTTAACATCATTAGCTGGTTGATCTTCGATCGCACTGATACGTTGATCATGCTCGGCAAGCATGTGATCGTGCCGAGCAAAAATCTCGCTATTTTGTCTTTCGATGTCGGTTAGCTTTTGCACATTAAGACGTAAGTCAAACTGGCTCTCTTTGAGCTCGTCTAACGTCTCGCTGTGCTTGTCTAACCGTGTGTCGTGGTGGCTGATTGCGCGAGTGTGCTCGCTGTGATCTTGGCAGAAATCCGACATTGTTGTCCTTTCGTCCAGGACATAATCGGATGCGTGTCACTTAAAAATCCCAAGCTAATTACCTCGAATTCAAGGGATTAATGACTTGGGATTTATGGAAAGGAAAATCAAAATGAATATCAGTGAATTATCAACTGCCTACATCAACGAAAAGGAATTACGTCGACGTGTATCAACCGTAAGTGGGTATAAATCGTCAATTCGTTTGTACGTACTGCCGGAATTCAGTGAGCTTACTATCGAGTCATCTGCTGCGGACAAGTCGACGTAACTATTGCTGCCTGGAATACGGTCGAGCTTTGCGACATACCGAACGGATATAAGCCTATTGCTGAAGCATTCGCACCTGCTGTTGCCCGCGATTACTTGAATGCTCGCGTAAATGCTACCGTTGAGGGAGAACTTACTGCCATGTCGCTCAAAAATCCAATCGAAGGGAATATTGGCATAGTATTTGAGCTGATATGGATTGCGGCATAGGACTGAACTGTACACACCTACTTCCATCGACCCTTTATATAACGGCGTACACGTAAATTGGTTGCATTACTTTCGCTATTAGGACGAATAATGTAAAACTCAGGGAACTTAGTAATGTTCTCCAGTGGGGATGAATAGTTACCCGTAAATAGTGCAGTTGCAGCCGTCGAAGAGCTACCTAGTGTAATAGTCGCACCCCAGTCATAGACCTCTGTAAACGTAAACGGTAGATCAATTACTGGGGCGGTTCTATAGCCTGATTCGTTCGATTTACCGCCCATGTAGGTGTCACCCCATTTTGCGGTGAATTTCCAGCTATTGAACGTGCCTGTAGTGTCTATACCTGTATAGGCTTCTGCATAACCATCAGGGTATTTAATTACATGCCATACGCCAATTTTTTGTTGGGATATGGAAAACTATCGTCTATTTTGTGCACGTTATCATGTATCCAATTTGCACGTTATTGCTATTGACAGCGTTTTGGAAATTGGCGTAAAAATTGCCATCGCTATTTTTCATGGCAGTGTGCAATGCGGTGCTAACAGCGGTTGAATTTGCGTTATATAGCGAGATGAAGTCTTTTTGAGGGTCGAACGTGTGACCGATAATATTCTTCACCTCGCTGGCGCTCAGCACCATAACGCTATAGCTATTGTTCATCGTTTTCGTGACCATACCGACATAGTGGGATATGGAATCCTGGAAATCATCAGCAGACTGCAATTTATTAGCAATATTGGCAATAGTAGGTGTAACACCAGTCCACGTGATTCGTGCAATGGGCATGTCCACAGTAGCCGTACCGTCCAAAATAGAACCCGTGTTATACGTTGGGTCTTTCGGAGATGAAGCCGCCGTACCTTTCAGATATACAATGCTGCAGGATTCTTTTTGCGTGTCCTGCTGGCTCGTGCGAGTAAAGCGCAATACGATTAAGTCACGTCGATTAGTGCCCGATGCACCCGCGCTAATTGCGACGCTCTGACCAGTTTTTTTGAGGTACACCTCTGCACCATTAAACAAAGCTACGCCGCCTGCTACATTGACAGCGGTTGTGCCATTAAGCGTGCATGTAAAGCCTTTGAGTACGTACTGACCAGTTCCCGCCAAACCGCTTAATAATTCGCGGATTGCTTCTGCTGAAACGTTCTTTAAGCCAGTCTGACCAGTAATTAACAATTCATCTGCCATGGTAATTTCCTTTCGTTATGCCGTGCGTTGCCACGTGAAAGCGCCGATAGTGGGTACGTTTTTCCACGTACCGCCGTATGTGGTACCTGGATTCTTACCCGTGTTTTCCTCGTAAAAGCTACCAACTGGGTGAGCCGCCAAAAATGCTGTATTGGTGCTATACACACTCACGCCTAATGCTGTGCGTGCCGCTGATGCACTAGTGGCTCCAGTGCCACCATTAGCAACCGCCAAAGTACCAGTAATGCCAGGACGTGGAGATGCGGCAAATACACCCGCTGCACTAGTTGATGCGAGATTTACCAACATGGATGGGCTAGCAGTTAAACCCGTACCACCTCGGGCAACAGGCAATGTACCTGACGTGATATTGGTGGCAGCATGATTATGCGAACTGGCAGCTTTGCCGTTGATCTGGGTTTGGATTGCAGACGTTACACCGCCTAAGTAACCAAGCTCTGTGCTCGTAACAGCAGATACCGCCGGATGCCCGTTAGCATCTGATACTAACGCACGACTAGCCGTTAAACCCGTCACCTGACTAGCAGCGTGTGTGTGCGAGCTAGCCGCTTTGCCATTAAGTTGTGTCTGGATATTGCTAGTTACGCCATCGGTGTAATTAAGCTCTGCTGTAGTAGCCGTAACACCATCTAACTTATTAAGCTCAGCCGCCGTAGCTGTAACACCTAATCCAGTAAGTACCGCCGCCGCGCTCGTAGCACCTGTACCGCCCCTGGATATTGGCAACGTGCCACTCGTAATATCAGCCGCGCTATGCTTATGACCAACCGCCGCGAAAGCCGCTTTGATCTTTGACCATAAATAGCTAAGGCCAGTTAGATTGAGTACGTTTTCGCCTGATGGGGCGCTACCAGCAGCAACGCTATCAATCTCATTTGTTGAGATTGGTGTTACTTGCTTTTGGCTTACGCCTAACTGTTCCCACTTGTTGTTGATGTATAACCATTCAACATATGCATTATCAGCACCCGTAGCAGCAGCCGCGATAATCGCCAATGCGTCGTTATGGGCGGTATCAACAGCGCCCTGGATTGTATTAGCTAATTCCGCTGCTTTAGTTTGCATGAGAGGTACCAAATACAAGCGCCCTGGTATTGGGTCGCTGATAGTAGGTGCCAGCGTATCAGCGTCATACTGACCACTAGCAAGCACGACTGGTTGATTATTGCGAGCAGCTTCATTATTTAGTGCCTGATCAGCGTTGTTCTTTTCCTGATCTTGCGCGCGTTTGGTTTCAGCCGTCACACGCGCTGACTCAGCATTTACGCGAGCAGTCTCTTGTGATTTACGGGTATCCTCCTGCGATACTCTGGTCTTTTCTGCACTCACACGCCCGTTTTCAGCAGTCACGCGAGAACTTTCAGCAGACTTACGAGAATCTTCGTTAGACACGCGCGTGCTCTCTGCACTTGCACGTCCTGATTCTGCCGTGGCGCGTTTGCCCTCTTCGGTTGCTCTAGAGCTTTCCGCCGTAACACGTTTCGATTCTGCAGACACACGTCCCTGTTCTGCAGTTACTCGCTTACTCTCTGCATCTGCTCGACTGTCCTCTGCGCTGGCTCGCGCCGTCTCTGCTTTTGCTCGATTGGATTCCGCGGTAGCGCGTGCGCTCTCTGCATTCTGACGTGAGGTTTCTTGAGATTTACGCGTATCCTCTGCTGATTTGCGTGCGTCCTCCTGTGACTTGCGCGTGTTCTCCTGCGAGACGCGTGTATTCTCAGCAGATACGCGACCGTTTTCAGCGGTTGCTCGCTTAGATTCAGCCGATACGCGCCCGTTCTCAGCCGTAACACGTTTCGATTCTGCAGACACACGTCCCTGTTCTGCAGTTACTCGTGATTCTTCTTGTTCGTCGCGGATTTCTTCCTTGGCGTTGAATTCATCCTCCTGCGCGCCCATTT